ATTGCTGTGTCGAGCGAGCGCAGGCAAGCAGTATGGAGCGGTATCGAAGTGGTCGTAACGAGCCACATTGGAAATGTGGTGCACCGCAAGGTGCCGTGGGTTCGAATCCCACCCGCTCCGCCAGTTCATTTCAAATACGAACACGCCGAAGTTTGTATTTGTCAACGGTATTTTCGGCATGATTATTTCGTTGCCTGAGAATCGGTGACACATAACAGAAGGCTCGCTCTCCGGATCTCCGGAAGCGGGCCTCTTGTTTTATTTGTCGTTAAATAAAGGACTCCCTAATTTTAAGTCATTTTGAACTGATTCACACTCTCCGTTTTCGATATGTCGTCCCATCGAAGCGTAATACCGGCTTTGCAGGGTGCGTCGCCCTTTTTAGATATTCAGCGATTGCGTCACCGCCCGGCTTACGCTGTATGTAGGCTAAATGCCCTTCATTTCGTTCTATATCTAACGTCACAGCAGAAATGCCGAAGCGGGCAGTGGCCTCTTTTCTGGATAATAATGCGCTAATTTCAATGATCTCCCTTCGTCTGTATGGCTGTTGCCTCCTGTTAAAATATTAAATTCGGCATATGCCGTAGCTACAGCTTACCACTGACCAACATGAAAAAACAGCCGCCCCGAGTTGGAGTGGCTGTGGATTTGTAAAAGTGAGTGACCCCTGCAGATCGTTAAGCAGCATATACCAAAGATATACACCCACGCTTACGGTATATACACTGTAAGCGTGGGTGTACGAATAATTGGAGAGAAAAACAATACTATATGCGATGTCAGCATCTGTCGCGTGATGCTGTTTTATTTGCTATCCAAGAATTTTTTGGGTTGAAAAATCAATTAAAACTGCATTATGGGTAGTTTTGGGAGCCAAATAACCATAAGGAAGGCTGCAAATCATTTCTATATCTGCCAGCGACAGTCGTAATTCATCTAGAAGCCGCTCATTAGAATAATCACCGAGTTCTATTAGCATTTGTATTGATTTGCTTAAAATAATCGGCTGTTCACAAGTCCATTCGTCATCAAATGGTTCACTTTTCCTCCATCGTTTAGCAGAAATCTGCTTTTGGATATAAATCATTTGATTTTCTGAAAAAATTTCAAGTTCTTTGCACCGATACACCATAGCTTGAATTGAGACTTTCCATTTCTTTTTTAAAGGTACAAAAGCCTGTAGAGAAGTTGAACGAATGTCCAGCAAAAATGATTCGCGTGGGAGAAGAAAACAAGATGCAAACTGATTTGCCTCACGCTCTATGCGGTCTAAAACTTTTTTGTCTTCTAAATCTGTTTGTTGTATATTGCTATGCAAAATTAAATGTCCGAGTTCGTGTGCCAAATTAAATCGTGTTCTTACAGCACATTCTTTTTGAGTATCAAGAAAAATAAATGGTCGGCTGTTGACAACCGAAGAGCATGCATCAGTTTCAGTACAACCCGTCTTTATGGTAGCAATTATAACACCATGCGACTCTAAAGTATGTGCAAGATTTGCTATCGGGCTATTACCAAGGTTCCATGCAGCACGTATATTCTGTGTAATACACTCAATATCGTCATATGAAAATGACTCTTGATTCTCAAGTTGTGCGGGAAGCGATGGTATGTTAACCTCTGGGAAAACAATATCCTCTGTAATAAGAGAAGCTATCTGACTGGCCCAATTACTCCTCACCGACATAATATCTTTTGCTCTTGCAGCATTAGTCTTTAAACTTCTGTAGAATGTGGTGCCTCTATTTGGAGGAACAGAAAGAGGCTTATAAAAAAATGATATCGGGACATTGAGATGATCGCTGATGCTGTTAATAGTGACCGACAATGGTTCCATAATCCCTAATTCATATTTAGAGATTGACTGCCTTGAAACGCCCACTTTTTCAGCAAGTTCCTGTGTTGTCATTCCTCTTGCGAGACGTGCTTCTTTGAAACGTTCAGGCACTAAGTCTTCTTGGGGTTTGAATCTCATTTGCTTCGACATATTAGCCCTCCTTTTTCTATGCCTGCTCCTCTAGACCGCGTTCAATGGATTTCTCTCTGAATTCAAGTTTAATATCATCAGTTGCAGGAGAATCATCCACAAAAGCCATATGCCGAACTACTCCAAACACATCTAACTGTTGCACCCAACACTTACCATCCGGACTTGGTATGCCGCAATTAATAAATTCCGGGCTTCTTGTCTGCCAGCCGTGGGTAAGAATAGCATAGATTTCTTTATTTAAAAATTCCTCATCCACAGCTTCAAAGTCTTCCAACGCAGTTTGTCCATCAAGGCAATAATCATTCCGAAAAACAGCTTCTCTCGGAACGCTTGTAGGGCAGTGAACCTGACTGACCGTTATGATCCAGTTACTATTGCGCAGTTCAATGTGCCTATGATTTTTTCTATTGTTCAACGCAATGTGACAGCGAAAGGGTATGCTGCCCTCGTCTGCCCGCCTTTTTAGCTCAAACTCTACAGCCCAGTTTTTTAAATTAGGCATAATCTGAGACCGCAACTCCCATCCCAGAAAATCAATGGTATCTGCGGCTTCTGTAGCCAGTGCATACGCTGAAGTAAATGCGGGAATGAGAGCCAAAGCAACTTGCGGAGTAATAAAATCGGGGAGAAGCCTTAAATCGTTCCTCATATATAACCTCCTCAATGGTTACAAAATTTATATGCGCCTATTTTACTAAAAACATGGGTTTTTGTCAACTGGTTTGCAATAAAAAGTATATTTGCGAAAGTGAACTGCCATGAAACAGTCAGCTGCTACAAGTTGGAGCAGCTGACTGTTGTCTTGTTGTTACTTCCGGTGCGTGAAAAAAACCCTCCTATGCGCGTCCTGCAGCTCCGCAATTGCTCTGTGCTGCTCCTGAAGCAGTTCGGACAAAAGCCAAGCGGCATCATAGAGCGCTTTCGGGCTGCTGTCTGGAGACGCAATTGCGTCCTGGAGCACCGAGGCAAGGGATGCAAGCTGCGCTGCGCGTTTGACAGTATCCTCGAACAAGTCGCATATCCTCACATATTCAGTGTTCAGTGTCATATCGCGCCGCCTCCCTTCTTTTCATCCTCGGAAAGCGAAGCGAGATAGATATTGGTCACGCTGTCCCGCTCATGGCCGAGCCACTTGGATACCTGTCGGCGGGCCTCGTAAGGTGTGCTACCGGCGGCTATAAGCTCCCGGTACCGCTCCGCCGCCCAAGTATGACGCAGACCGTGGACCGTCAAGGCTGCCTCTTTCCCAGAGCTACGTTCATTATCACGATTCCGGATGATAAACTGCTCAAGCCCATTCATCACGGCGTCAGTCTTGACGTCATCCGGCACAAACAGTTTGCGGCCGCGCCGGGTGAGACTCAGACGGTTTCGCAGAATCTCCAGCGTAGCGGCACTGGCCGGGATACTCCGAAGTTTGCCACCTTTGCCCTTGACGGTGAGGTCTCCGCTCCGGATCGCATCCTCGGCCGCGGCTGTGTCCAGCCGCGCGCACTCATGGAGCCGCATGCCGGTGTGCCGGATCAGCGTGAGCATATCGGCAAAGCCGTCGTGACTTTGCACAATGGCCTGCAACCGCATTTGCGCGAACTCCTGTTCTGTCCAGGTGCGGTCCGTCTCGCCTAAGCGGCGCCGCTCCAAACTAAGCGTATCGTTCGCCGGGAGCTTATAGCGTGGATCCGGCATCAGATCATGGAACAGCCGGATTGCCGACAGTTCTGTTTTTATGTACGCCGCTGATCGGTCACGCTCCTGAAGGTGGGCGACATACGCCTCAATGTGCTTGCCGGAGATGTTGGACAGTTTCTCAAGCCTGTAGCTGTCGGCCAGAAAGACACAGAACCGCTTCATGGCGTCACGGTACCGCTCTCGGGTTTTGAAAGAGCCGTACCGGTTATGCCGAGCCAGTTTATCAAGCTGGGAAATCAAGGTCAGGTATATGCCGGTATTATTAACTGTAATCATATCGTGGTCCTTTCCGATTTGCCGGTGGGCACAACTATCCCGCTGACTTTGCCGCGTATTTCTACCCGTTTTCCACCGGACAATCAGAATTGTCGCAACTAAGATGGCTTACAATTCCTTGTGCGGCGGTGCTTTCGGGACATATACGCGCCCCCATAACAAATCCGTCTCTATTTTATTTCTGAGATGTTTAGTAAGTACGCCGCGCTGGCGGTCCCACGACCGTGCTCTGTGAAGAGCGGCGGCTGACGCCCCCCGAGGATCCGGATGCAAAGCGTTTGGCTCTGCCGGCGTCGCTGTGGCTGCTCTCAGCAAAAAGCAGCCCTCTATATAAAATCCCGCTGCGCTGATCTCCGCATGCGGCGGAGAAGCGGGCCGGCGCTTTTGCCCAAGCGCCTTGGCGACTGTTCCCGAATATTCCCGCCGTCGTCCTGAGCGGGTCGGAGTTATGTGCGGCACCGTGTGACGTGCGTCGGATATTGCTGATTTGTTGTGCATGATGTCTCCTTTCATGTGTCGCTCATCCCGCTTTCCGGCCTGGCAGGGGACTCGGAAGCGCGGCCGGCGCGGATGTCCGGCTGGATGAAGAAAAATGAACGCAAAAAGGACATGAAAAAAATCTTTCTTCATGTCCTAGTTTTTAGGTATTCAATTGTTTGCATTTAACCGTATTTGGACGCAATACGCCTGTAACGGGTTAAATCATTGTCATACTCACCGCTTCATTCCCGCCCATCCGGATCATCGCATTCGCCGGACAGATGAAGCAGCCAGACAGACCTTCGCCTGCGCGCCCCGGTGAGGGTGGCCGTGGAAAGCCGGTCTGTCCAAGCTGTTCCACATGGCGAGAAACGGACAACATACAAACTCATCAACTCGGGATTTCTCCCGTCGAGCCGCGGGCGCTTATCGCGCTGCGTGTTCCGCGTCTCGAAATAAAAACTCGTTACCAATCATCACAGCTCGTCGCCGGGGAATCCTCCCCCATGCCGTGTCCGTTTGCGGCGGTCATCGGCGGCTGCGGTTATAGGCCTTGAGCAAACACCTCTGGATCACCGTCCTCCGGCGCCGCTTTCCGTCCTCCCGGTTTTGTAGAGCCAAGCCGGTAAAATCTATAACACAGCAATTATAACATGACTCGGAGGGGTTGTAAAGTACCTGAACACTGCCAATTTTGTGCCACTTCTCCGCCATATAAAAATATTCTTTTAAGTTATTGACAATGATATTCTTTTAAGTTATAATGATAGTGCGAGGAGGGAATAATAAGCTGTGTTCAAGATATACTTTTACAGAGACGCATCTGGCAAGGAGCCTGTGCGCGAGTACATGGACGGTCTCGCCGCAAGGAGCGACAAGGACAGCCGTGTGAAGCTGAACAAGATTCTGGATTACATGAAGATTCTCTCCGAGTATGGCACACACGCCGGGGAGCCGTATATGAAGCACATAGACGGCGACATCTGGGAGCTGCGGCCCATGCGTGATAGGATTTTCTTCTTTGGCTGGAATGGCGATCAATTTATCCTGTTGCATCACTTTGTAAAGAAGTCGCAAAAGACGCCGCAGCGGGAGATAGACCAGGCAAAGCGGCATATGCGTGATTTTATCGAAAGGAGCGGTAACGATGAGCAAGAATAAGATTAGCCCCCTCGGTTCGAGCTGGGATGATTTCGCAAAAGACACTTTCACCGCTGAGGAGATAGCGGCCAGCAATCTGCGCATCGCCCTTGTCGGCGAGATTATAAACTCCCGGCAGGAGCGCGGTCTGACCCAAAAACAGCTGGAAGAAATGAGCGGTGTCAAGCAACCTATTATCGCCCGTCTGGAAAAGGGTACGACGGACCCGCAGCTCTCCACGTTGCTCAAGGTTCTGGCTCCGCTGGGGAAAACCCTCACGATTGTCCCTATCGAAAACAGCCAGACAAAATAAAATCAGGAGCTCATCAGCAGCAAGCGGGTGAGCTCCTATTCTATGTTCAGCAGTTGCGCCAGGCGGGCGGCTTGGGCACAAATCGTACCGGGCAAATGCCTATTCCGTCATCGCCAAGCCTGTTGCAACAACCATACGCGCCCTTTTAAGCAGCTCGGTGGGAAAACACTCCCCGGCAAGCATTTTTGCGCACTAACAGGCAGTTTCGCCTATGCTATGAATCCGCTGAATGGGTTCATTCTGTTTTGCTTTCTCTAAAATTCTCAAATGGGTCTATGTCATCACAGCCACAAACAGCTCTGAGTCTCTTATTCTCATTGACGAGATAATCAAGCTGTTTTTGCAGAGCAAAATTGATGGTGTCGCCCTTGTTGAACATGAGGGTTGCTGTGGCAAGCCCATGAGCTTTACCCATGCTGTATATCTCAGACAGATGCTCGGATATGCTTTTGCGGGAATCTTCATTTCGCATTTGATGAATTCCCTCGCGCACACCGATGAGATACGCGAGTACGACAAAGCTATTTCTGTCAATGGCCAGGAAATCATCCAGCATAGGTTTGAGGAGTGCCTGCGCCTCCTGCGCTTCCTGTGGCGTCAAGGTGTCGATTATGTCCAAATAGCTTTTGCTGCGAAGCAATGGCTCGTTTCCCATGTCTGTAATCCTTTCCTCAAATTGAAAATTAAATATGATAATCCCCGCGATTATCTCCCGGTGTTGGTCAAAGGAGGACCCACCATGGCAGGGGGTGCAGCGGAAGATAACCGCAGGGATGTTGCTGTGATAAAAGGAGGAGCCACACTGGCCTCAGGAAGAATTAAGCGTCTACTCTCAGGGCGTCACTCCCGACCAAGGAGCACAGTCGGATATCGGGCGGCATACTATCATGGGCAACTCACCTATAGCCCCCTCTTAGGTTATCCTGCTCTCGTTCATCAATGGCATCGTAGATGAACTCAACAAGGTCGTCACTGTGTTTGTGCAGAGCATCTGTAATACTATCCGCATTCTCCCCCTGTACGTTGTAGGTGATGTTAAAAACAGGGGACGAGATAGTGCTATGTCCATCTGCATACGAGACGCCATGCTCGGCCGACACTGCGCTATGAACGCTCATGGCCGACATCGCCGATATAAGCTGCGGCGCCAGCGTCACAAGTTGCATCTGCTCCGCTGTCGCTGCATCAACGCCGGCGCCGGCCGCTTCTTTCATCGCCGCCTGTAGTTCAGGCGTCATGGCCTCAGTCTTGTTGATGTAGCCAGCCCAAGTCATTTCGGCGCGCCACTCCATCTCGCGCGACGGGCTGTGGATACTGAGCTTGCTGTCAATGGCATCCATCGCCGCCTGAGCTATACGCCCATAAGCAGTGGTGACGGCCGGGAGCATATCGACAGCGCCGTCAATAAATCCTTGAATGGTATTCCGGCCGCTCACCACCGCGATGTCGCTCATATCCATCTCGTCAACGGCGGCGTCAAGCTCCTCTTGGAGCGTGGCCATAGCCCCCTCAAAATCAGTCACCAAAAGGGCAAGACTGTCAGAAACAGTAACTTGCTCGGCCTGCAACGTCTGCCAGTTTGCAACCATCGCCGCGAGTTCTTCATCCGTGGCGCTCGCCATACCGGCGATTGCATTGACGCTGTCGGTGGAGCCGTCCGCAAAGCTGGCAATGACATCGGAAAGTCCCTCGATATCCGAAGTCCTCTCGCCCAGGCTGCTGATATTTGCGTTGTAATCCTGCCAGTAAGTAATCTGGCTTTCCAGTGCGGAATTGATGGAGCCTGCGCTTGTTGCAACAACGTCAGCGGCTTCATCCCAGAGGGAGTATTGTCCCTGCACACTGCTCAAAGCAGCTTCGTATGCCTCTGTGTATGCGGATGCAAGCGCCTCCATCTGGACGGTGACATCGCTGATTAGGGTATTAAGCTCCTCGCTGCCGAAGGCGACCTCCTCCTGGGCTGCTTCGTACTCCTCGGCCTGTGCTGTGAGCGTGGCAAGGGCGGTCTGATTTTCGTCATAGGCGGCGGTGAGCCGGTTGACCTCGTCCTGGTAGTCATCGAGGTCAGTGGACCAGCCAATAAGGGGCGCGTCGACATTATAGCCTGCGGCCGTCAGTTCCTCCCGACGAATGCGCAGATTTTCCTCTGCCTCCGCCAACTGCTCCTTAAGCGTCAATTCCTCTTTCGCGAGGTCGACCCAGGTGCGGTAACTCTCGGCTTGCCGCTCTTGTTCGGCTTGCGCCTGGACCATATCCTTTACCGCCTGGGCGGACATATTCAAAGAATTGGTGACAGAATCATAGCTGAGCGCCAAATCGGGGACGGTACTGTTGAGCTCGCTGATAATAGCCTGCATCTGCTGTTGCTCAACGGCGGTGAGAGCTGTTTGCTCGCTGAGCTGCTGCAGTTTGAGTGCAAGGGCAAGCGCACCCTGCTCCTCGTTGTTGATTGCGCCGATGGACTGTGAATAACTGGAAATAAGCTCCTCGTGGGATTCGACCAGCGCGTTGGTCTCCGCGATGAACTCCTCAAGGGTCTGCTTGTTAGCTTCGTATGCGACGGTCAGTTCGTCTACCTGATAGCGGAGGGCAAGGGCCTCATCGGAGGTTTCACCGTACTGCTCCTTGGCGCGCTCATATTCGGCGTTCAGCTCCTGTAGCTGGTCGTACTGCTGCCTGGACGATGACGTCAGGCTCTTGTATTCCTTGTCGACGCTGCTAAAAGCGGATGCGAGTGCGACACCGACGCCAATAAGAGCAGCAGCGCCGGCGACAACTGCAAGGACGGGCAAGAGAGCAGAGGCAGAGGCCAAGCCGAACGCCGCCGATACTGCTGTGGCGACTTTCACCACTGCGGTGTACGCCAGAACGGCTACTGCCGCCGCGCCAAGAACACCGATAAACGCAGTGATACCCTGCACCAGTTCCGGATTTCGAGCGGCAAATTCTGCGACGCTGCTGAGAACCTTAGTCGCTACGCTATACACCTCCTGCAGCGCGGGTGTAAAGGCATCGCCTACTGCGACCGTTAGATTGGCATACGCATTGTTCATCATCGCGAGTTTGCTCTCAGTCGTGGCATACCGCTGAGCGGCTTCTTTCTGGAGAGCTGTATTCGAGGCCCATGCCTCGTTGCCGAGGGCGATTGTGTTGTTGAACAAATCCCCGGAGGCCGATGCCCTCTTGAGCGCGTCGCTCATGCGCAGCTCCGTAATGCCCATCTCTTCTAGCATGACGGTCGCACTCGCGCCCAGGCGCTCGGTATCGCTGAGCCCCGTTATAAATGCGGACAGCGCGCTGGCTGCGTCATCTTTAAATGCCCGGGCGAATTCCTCCGCGCTCATACCAGCAACATCTGCGAAATCATGAAGGGAATCGGAGCCGGTCTCGACGGACACCTGCATTTGTGAAATAACTTTGCTGAACGATGAGCCGCCCGCCTGAGCCTCCAAGCCGAGCGAGGACAGCGCAGCGGAGATGGACATTATTTCAGCTTCAGTCATACCCGCCTGCGTACCCGCTGCGGCCAGCCGCATACCCATGTTGACGATATCCGCCTCGGTCGTGGCGGTATTGTTGCCGAGCGCGACAATGGTGCTGCCGAGGCGTTCGTAATCGGTTGCCGCCATTTGAGTAATATTTGCGAACTTGGCCAGCTGCGAAGCCGCCTCTTCCGACGATAGGTTTGTGGCAACACCAAGATTTGCCATGACCTCGGTGAAGCTGATGATGTACTCCTCGGCAATGCCGAGCTGCCCGGCCGCCTCCGCGATTGCGGCAAGCTCGTTTGCGGTTGTGGGAATTGAGGTAGAAAGCACCTGCAACTCTCGTGCCATCGCGTCCAACTCAGCATCCGTCAGATCGGTTGTCTTGGCGACACCCGCCATCGCGGATTCAAATTCCATCGACGCATCGACGCATACACTGTACCACTCGGCGATTTCTTTTAACGCGACAGCGATACCGGCCGCTGCGATGAGTTGCCCTGCGGCGGCGAAAGCATTGGCACCCTCTGCGGCCTTTTCCTGTTTCTGAGCTACCTCGTTGAGCTCATTGCCCAATCTGACAGATTCTTCGGTGAGTGCGCTGGTATCAATACCAGCCTCATTAAGAGCCGTGCCCATCCGGTCGAGCTTCTGCGTCTGCTGATCCAGAGACGTAGAGGTATTGTCAATCTGCTTCTGCTTTGATAACAGCTGATTCTCAAGGGATGCCGAAAAGCCCTCTGTCTCACTAAGCTCGCGCTGAATATTTTCATACTGCTGCTGGAGCAGTTCAAGTTTTTTGGTTGAGTTCTCCACCGCGCTCTGCTGTTTCTGGTAAGCAGTTATATCAGTCTGCGCCTTATTGAGAGCATTTATCTCCTTCTGCATGTCGGAAATAGAGCCTTGCGCAGATGAAAACGCGCTTTTGAACGAGCTTCCCACCTGAGCGGCCAGATTAAAAAGCATACTGTATTCTTTCTGGTTAGCGGCCATATGACCACCTTCTTTCACTTGAAATCCCTGAAAACAGGGTGCTCCTTTCAAATATTATAGCTATGCCCAGCGGCCGCAGGGTTGTTAGAAACCGTTCAGAATGCGGTTAATCTCCGCGTCCATCCTTTTGTCAAACGTCTCAGCTGCCTTTGCGGTTATATCATCTTGGACGTCGGTATTGGCAAGCATCTGAGAATAGGATGAACCCATAATCTCCCGAATGGCATGCCCACCGTTAGATGTGAAGCCGCCAGTTCTTTCGAACATGCCATAATGGCCGCTACTCATACGGGCGATGAATGAATTTTCAAACTTCGTTCTTCCAGTGCTGCGGAGCTGATGTCCGGAGGCCGCGACTCCTGGGTTGACAGTACGCCATTGCCCGTTTATAACCGCCTGTACGTTACGGTGTCTGTCTTTCAATGGATTCTTAGGCCAGACGTCATACCGGTAAAGAGGAAGCTTAGTGCCGGAGAACGTAATCTGTCCTACTATAGAATCTGATGAGGTTTTGAAGGAGCTCTTTACATTAACATTGCTCCTGAGGTTTGTCGCCGATATGGCATATACGCCGCTGATGGCGCGGCTGGAGTGAGTGCGTACCGTATCTGTGGTTCTGGAGATTGCGCTTTGCAACGCTCTATGTAGCCCATCCGGTATCCCGGCCAGCAGCTTTTGCGCTCTGTCGAGACTGCCGCCCTTCAGGCCGACATTGAAACTGTTCATATCATGCGTACTCCTTTGATTTGCTCATGGTTTTCCCCTGTTTTCTGCCGGATAACCGGCAATTATTTTAGTCGTAATCAGCGTTCTGCTCGTGGTCAGTGTCCCAGTTCATGCGCTCCCGGACGCGCTCCTCATATTTCTTCGAGTCATATTGATATTGCGAAAGCTCCGTCATGATAGCGTATACCTCGGTGCGTACCAGCTCCGACACCTCCGCCGGATCCGAGAGGTGAGCCGCATCAACGGCCAGCCTGCCCGGAAGCGCCAGCAGCATTCCGCGGATTGTGTAAACCAAATCCTCCGTCAAGGCGGCCACATCCTCTGAGCGGTGCATCTTACCCTGCAGTTCTTTCGCTTGAAGAGCCATCATTGTCGCCTTGGCTTTCTTTATCACGACGTCGGCATTGAGCTTATCGTTCTCGGCTTGGCTCATAGGCTTTTCTTTGATTTTGAAATTCATAAATGCCTGTATTGAATCTGATAGATTGTATTTTCCTCTTGAAGCAGTTAAAAGAACACCGTCCTTTGTCAACTGGTGTACTCGCTGATAAGTCACACCGAGAACAGCCGCCAGTTCTGATCCTTTGACCTCTGTTTTTACGTCAATTTCCACTGTTCAATACCTCCAATCAAGTAAAATGCCCCGAAAAAATTTTCACTACCTGCATTTTCTTCGGGGTCGTCGAGCCCGCAAGGAATGGGGTACCCCCTTCCCAGTACCTTTTGCCCTCATGGGTGCATTAAAACACTGCTAACCTTCCTGTAGCGCTGTGATAGCGGGGCGGGGCATCTCATGCAGCAGACGTTTCCTTTTCTACTCCGAAGTATGTGTTTCTCACGGGTGGCTATTCGGTTGTGGAGTGTGTCGTGAATCTCATATCTCCCCGCGCGAGAACAACCACATCATGTTTGCCTGAAAGGCTTCCTTCGTTGGTTTCTTGCTTAATTTGGGTCCGCTGAAAAACCTCGCAGGGAAATAATCCGCTGCAGTTACTTGTTGGCTCTGATGATTTATCTTTGCGTTTTTCGGAGCAGCATCCGCCTTTACTTGAGCAAGGGCTACGGACTCCACTCTGTTTGCTTGCTGAGGATTCTCTTGTTTTTCCCGCTCGGGGTGAATTGTAGCATGAACGGCTCTACGCGCATCGCTATCCTGTTGACTCTCCCCATCCTTCACAGAAAGGTAAAGCTTAACGGCCCTTCGCGCTGCTCGTATCTGCTGGACTTGCTCAGGCGTAGCATCACTACCCCGTTGACTCTCCTCATCCTCCGCAGAAAGGTAAAGCTTAACAGCCCTTCGCGCTGCTCGTATCTGTTGGACCTGATCAGGCGTAGCGTCGGCAGGATACTGTTCTTCCGCCTTTGAACCAGAGTCTTTGCCGAGTAACCTTCGGACCTCCATAGTGGCAAGCCGCATCTTCGCCTCTTGAAATACGGGGTCATCTTTGAAAATTTCATCAAGTTCTTCGTGGGTGTAATCCCCGTCTAATACTTCGTTCATCTTCAGTCACCTCTCCCGAAAATGTACGGACCGGCAAACAAGTTTCGGGGCTTCGCTGCCTCGGCAGCCTTACGAGCAGCCTCTTCCTCCGCAAACCTTGCGTTCAGCTTTGCAATGTTCTCGGCATTGTAGTGGTTGTTGATTTTTTCCATATTCGGACCAAAACCACCACCATACGAACCATCAGTTTTACCGCGAATTTTCTTGTAGGATTCTTCTCTCTCCCGAGCAAACTCATGCACCAAACGTCTGGCATCTTGGTAAGCTCCACGGAGATGGCAGAAATGCTCATACTTTTCTGCCACAGCTTTGTACAACTCTTCATCACCAGTTATATAAGCGCCCTCTAAAATATCGATTTCGGTCGATACCTGAGCCTTTTCGATTTCCAGCGCTTTCATGTCGTCTCTGATACTATTCAGTTTTTTTGTATCTCCACTGACCGTAGCCGCTGTCAAGGGTTTCCTGAGTGCATCAGTCTTTGATTGAAGCATATCATGCTGCTTAGTTAAGACAGCGATTCTGCCTTCAATCTTTTCTTTCTTCTCCCTGGCATTTGCGAAGTAAGCGTCGCTTGCCTTCTGAGCTTTGATTCC